TCGCCTCGGCAGGTTTTGGGTGCTGGCCCGGGTGGCAGTACCAGCAAGAATGGTCCCAGGACCGGACGATGGTCAGTCCGTCTCGGGTCACCTGGTCGGTCAGGATCCGCATCGCTCTCTCCTCTCGCCCCCAGTATACCACACGCGGGGCCCCGTGTCAAGATTCAACACGCGTGAATTATGTCCGCCCGGCTGACAACCACGGTGCCCGTGCGCCGGGCGTTCCTCTGGGCGGCGTCCCGGGTGTGGAAGCTCCACCGGGTGGCCTTTCCGTGGGCGTTCCGGTCCTGGATGGCGCCGGTCACGGCGTCTACCAGAATAAACCTCATACCCCGGGCCAGGAGGTCGCGGACTTCCGGCAGGATCGGCGTCGTCATGGGTTTCCTCTCTCCGGTCATGATGGGCCAGGTGGGGCGGGCCCGTACCGGCACCCGCCCCGTCCTGATGGCCCTACTCCTCGTCCTGGCCGTTCTTGGCCAGCTTGGGCACCTTGATCCGCTTGCCCTGGACGGTGACCTCCTCGCCCCGGCGGGCCATGCCCCGGAGCACGTTGCCCAGGTTCAGCCGCACCTGGCCCGGGTTCAGGGACTCGGTCCAGCCCTCGAAGCGGTCGAGGACGCCGTTGTCGCGGGCGATCTTCTTGAAATCGGCCTGGGTCAGTCCGGCCATCGCCCGGGCCAGGCTGTCGCCGTTGTGGATGGTCGCGGCCCCGGACTCGGTCTTGACCTTCGGGTCGCGGACGTACTGGCTGCGGAACTCGGCCTTGATGATGGACTTCGTCGGGCCGTTGCCGTTCTTCTTGGCTCGGTGCGTCGCCGCCTTGTGGGGCCGCTTGGCCTTCTTGGCGGGCTTGCTCTTGGTGGTGGTGGCCATGGTCGTGATTTCCTCCTCGGTCGGGTTGGGGTTGATGTTCGTCGCCTTGGCATGTTGCTTGCGGGCCTTCTCGATGGCCTTCTTCGCGGCCATCTCCGCCGCTTGGGGGCCCGTGACCTTTCCGTTCCGGATCGCCTGGAGCAGGGACCGGGCGTGGTCGATGCGCTTCTTGCGGACTCCGCCCAGGGACTCGATCTCCTGGTTGATCTCGGTCAGGGTCATCTCGTTCACGGGTTTGGGGGTCGTCGTCTCTTCCATCTCTCCCTCTCTCCTTTTCGGTGGCCTTACTTTCCGCCACCTGGGTCCATTATACCACAGGTCAGGCTTCCTGTCAAGATTGCGTCAACGCAACGCTACTCCCAGCCGTAGGGCGTCTTGGTGAGGCCCAGGTCGCGCCTCACCTGGTCGCGGGCCCGCCGCATCCTAGCGCGGTACTCGCGCCGGACCTTGTCCTTGGCCGTCTTGGCGTTCAGGCACGGGATACAGCCGCCACCGTAGGGCCAGGACGGGTGCTCCAGGCAATGACGCGGCAGAGGCTCGCGGGCTGCGTGAAGCTCAGCGGCCCGGGCGTCCGCGCGAGCGTACCACGCGGCCAGGGGATTCTTGCTCTTCATGTCCTCTCTCCTCTCGTTCCTCTCTCGGAGTTTTACTACCTAGGACCAGTATACCACAGGCTCGGCCTCGTGTCAAGATATCCAGGCGTTGAGTAGCCGGGCGGAGGAAACGCGGCACGGGACTTGCAATCGGCACGCGAGTTGCAGGGAGCCAGAAAGACAGGACGGACCGAGGAACCAGGCTCCGCTTGACACGGACGGGCCGCGTTGGGGTCGTCCTTGCACTCTGGCCGCGCCCAGCTATGAACATATTCAGGCTCGGCGGAGGGGCCTCCCGGGGCCCACGGAGAAACTGGCACGAGGGGCGTATTCCCTTGCATTTTGCACAGCCCGTGCCACCAGAGGGCCCGGACCGGGCGGAGGAGGATTGTTGCGTTCTGACAATCTTGACACGGGCCCCGATCTGTGGTACACTGGGGTTGCTGGTGGGACGACCCGCCAAGCACGAGGAGGTCCGAGGATGGTCCAGGAGAAGCCCGAGATCGAGTGCACCGTCGAGGAGTGCCACGCGGGCGATTGCTACTTGCCCGGGTGCGCGTGCGCGTGCCACGGTGAGGACACCCTGGCGGGGCCCGCTCTGCCCGCCTGATTGTTGCGTACGCGCAATCTTGACACGCGGGCTCGGGTGTGGTAAACCGGGTCGGCCACCCAGCGACCAGGATACCACGACAGAGTGGCGGGGAGAAGATACACGGGCGTTGAGTGGGCGTCCCGGGTGGCCCGGGCGGGTCCTGGGGGCGGAACCAGCGACCCGGGACGCCTAGAGACCGCTACGGAGGCGGGCGGCCCGGTACCGTCCCGGGTACCCCTCTCTCTCTCTGGGGTATTACTACGGAGGAGGAGGAGGAGGAGGAGGAGGAGGAGGAGGAGAGAGTCTGGCCCTGACCCGGGACACCCGGGACAGACGCGGAGACCCGCGTCCCTGGCGGGTCCGAGGCGTCCCGGGCTGCTGTTCACGAACCCGGGGACCCGGGACAGGCACTCGTCGCCCGTTGAGTATGGATGTCCGTGGGTCGACGTCCGTCCGTGGACAGTCTTCGGCCCCGCCGCGACGCTCTGTCGTATGTCGCGGGACAGCCGGGGGCCGCCCCGGGTGCTTCCCGGGGCCTCCGGCGGGTTGTTTTGGTCGCCTACGGGCCTACTTGGCCTCGTCCTGCGGCCAGGGAAGCTCGCCCCACGCCACCTTGTCGCATGCCTCGCACTCCACGTCGCTAGGTTCCACGGCGATTTCCTCGCGTGGCAGGTCCCTTGCAAGGAGGCCGCAGAGCGTCACGGTGCGGCGGCGACCGCCCCGCTTGGCGGTCGTGGTCAGGTGGACCGACCCGCTAGCCACGGAGGAACGCCTCCAGGGCGTCCACGGAAGCCAGAATCAGGTCCCGGGCCGTTTCGACCCCGTACTCCTCGGCGCTGTCGGCGTCCCAGTCCCGGACGGCGCTGACCAGGGCGTCGGCCTCGTCGGCCATGCCCGGGTCGGCGGTGTGGTGGAGCACGGTGGCCACGAACTCGGAGGCGATCCGGTCATCCCGGATGGCCTGAATGCGGGTCCGGATCTCGGCTGGCGTGGGCTGGGTCGGGCTAGGCATCTTCGTCCTCCTGGTCGGTCTCGTCGGTGTCGTCCGTGCGCGGGTCGAGCAGGTCCGTCTCGTACTCGGACCACGCGTCGTTCACTTCGGCCTCGTTCAGGATCTCCTGCAGGTCCATCTTCCTCTCTCCTCTCTCTGCGGCTTCCCACCGCAACTCCAGTTTACCACAGCCCGGGGCCCGTGTCAAGTAGGTACGGGCGTTTAGTAGGCCCCGCCGTCGTGGTGGCACTCGGGGAACCGGGCGCACGGGTCGTCGGGCGTGCACTCCGGGACGCCTCGGTACTCCCAGTCGTCCTGGCGGGCCACCTCGGCCTCGAAAGCGGCCTCCTCGGCCTGGATCTCCTCCCGGTCTCGGTCTGCCATTTTCGTCTCTCCTCTCGCGCCGGGGGCCTCTTGGCTCCCTCGACTCTCCCAGTTTACCACGCCCCGGGCCCCGTGTCAAGATACGACCCGTGGTAGTCGGGTTTCCCGCGCGGCTGGACGGGTTGTGTACGACCGGCGGTGTAGCGCGGCCCGTGCGGCTGGACCCGTGGTGGTCGCGAGGGAATACGACCGGTTGTGGTGGTTCGCTGGCGTGCGGCTGGACCCGTGGTGTACAGCCCGTGGTAGTCGGGTTCCGGGTTGCCTGGACCGGTTGGGGTCGGCCGGACACACTACCGGTTGTGGTGGTTCGCTGGCGCGCTACTGGGCTGGTTGTGGTACCACGGGCGGTATTCGGGGCGGGTGTCGCCTGGACCCGTGGTAGTCGGGTTGACACCCGGGCTGCGGAACCCGGCACCCGGGTTGCAGGGTGCAAATCCGGGGCCAGGGAAGCTGGCATACGGGTTGCAGGGCAGGGTGGGAGTCAACCGGCGGACGTCCGCGGAAAAACAGGGCCCGCGAAGCCAGCCGGGCATGGCCGGGCAAGGGCTCCGCCGCTCACGAATATATATCTATATATAGGATATAAATACGATACTACCCCCCGCCGCCGCGCCGTGGTATACTGGTCCCTGGTCGCGGCACCCGGTATCCGTCACACGTTGCGAGAGGAGAGAGGCAAATGATCACGGCATGCGAGTTATGTGGCCGGTCCAACTCGATGGTGATCTCGGTCTCCGGGATCTGGTGCCATCTCCATTGTTGGCGTCAGCGCCGCCGCAAGCGCGACAAGCTTCTCAAGGACCGCAATGCCCGACGATCCTAGGACTGGAGTGGCTATGACCTCCGACCGGTCCGGTCTTTCTGGTAGACCCGTGGGGAAGCCCCCGCCAGGCTTCGTGCCTGACAACGAGCGGCGGGCCTCCGAGCGGACCCGCTGGGAGGTCGGCGTCAAGCGGCGGGGCCGGGTCCTGACCGTGGTCATGAAGGCCCCGACCGAGACGATCGCGGCCCTGTCGGAGGCGGACCTGCTGGCGGGAATAAGGCGCTACGTGACCGGGCGAGGAGGGACATGGGAGGGGTAGTCTTCTGGTAGGGGACTAGACACCCTCCCCCTCCCTGTGGTATCCTGGCCCCGTGGCGCAGAACGGCGGAGGCCAGGGCTCTGTGGTCCTCAACCAGGTGGTCCCCATGTGGGAGCCCGCTTTCTTCGCCGAGCTGGAGGCGACCCGGAACCTGTCCCAGGCGTGCCGGGTCGCCAATATTTCCCTCAACCGGGTTAACCAAAGGCGCGTCAAGAGCCCTGATTTTGGTAGACGCGTCGAGGCCCTCCTGGAGGGGCAGAAATACACCCGGGACGCCGAGGACCGCTTGGTGGCCCTGAAGGAGCCGCCGGACTGGGCCGCCGTCGAGGAAACCTTCCTGGTCACGCTGTCCCAGACCCTCAACGCGGCGGCGGCGTGCCGGACGGTCGGAGTGTCCTACGAGGACTTCCACCGGCACCGCAAGCGGGACGCGCAGTTCGCGGAGCGGGTGGGGCTGGCGATCTCGAAGGCGTGCGACGAGCTGGAGGGGTCCGTCTTCCAGAGGGCTCTGGGCGAGTCGGACGGATTAGCTATTCAGCTGCTGCGGACTTACCGGCCCGACCTGTACGCCCGCGAGTTCCGTCCGCCCACGGACGGGGCTGACGAGAAGCGGTCCCGGCAAGCTTTCTTGGCGAACCTGCCCGACGAGGACCGGGCCCAGCTGAAGGCCCTGCTCCTGAAGGCGGCGGAGAAGGCCCTGCCGCCGGGGACGAACGGTGATCACCAGTCTGCCTGAGGACCTGACCGGGTGGTTGGAAGACCTGGAGCAGGTCGAGGCCAAGATAGCCAATCAGAGGGACGTGTGGCACTGGTTGTCCAGTTCCGTGTGGACCGTCGACGAGCTGGACCCGCACCGGCCCATCAAGCCGTTCCCGACCGGGGTCTGTACCTCGTGCAACTCGTACGTCGCCCACGGGCGCGAGGTCTGCGCGGTCTGCCAGTCCAACATCCGGCCCATGATCTACCTCAGGTCCCTGGCTCAGCAATGGCAGTCGGGGGCCCCGCCGCTCCTTTTGGTGCCGAAGGCGCGGCGCATGCGGATGACCTGGCTGTTCGTCGCCTGTCACGTGTGGCTCGCCCTGCAGCGGCCCCACTCCAACATCTTCTTCGTGTCCTCCAAGGAGGAGAAGTCAGCCGAGCTGGTGGAGCGGGCCCGTGGCATCATCGCCCGCTTGCCGGAATCCGGGGGCGGGGGGCGGCCCGTCGAGCACCGCGCCGATCCGCCCAGCGTGCGCTTCGTGGACACCGGGGCGAGCATCACGGGGGTCGCGGAGGGAGCGGACCAGCTGCGACAATACACCGCGACCGCGATCCTGGCCGACGAGTTTGGCACGTGGGCGTGGCCCCGGGAAGCGTTCAGCGCGATGCGGCCCTGCATCGAGGGAGGCGGGCGGCTGACCTTGCTGTCGTCCGCGTGGCCCGGGACCTGGGCGGAAATGGTGAGAGGAGAATTCCTTGGCTAGCCCGAACGTTCAAGCGCAGGGTGGCCTGGCGAACAGGGTTTTTACTGCTCCGGGCCAGCAGCCCCAGGCCCCGCCGCCCCGGAGCGGCCAGAGCCTGGAGGCCATGTGGCGGGCCCTGATGAACCGGGGCGGAGCGGAGCCGCCGCCCCCCGCGCCCGGGGGGATGATGGCCCCGCCGCCCGGGGAGGAAATGCGTGGGATGGACGTGGGAGCGCCGCCGCCCATTTCGTACGGCGGAGGAGCCCCGGGAGCGGCCCCAGCGCCAGGAATGGGGGGCCCGGCTCCTTACCAGCGCCCCTACAGCGCGATGCTCTTTGGTCACAGCGTGCCGATGGCCCCGTGGCGCATGATCGAGGAGGAAGCCAAGCGGATCGCGCAGCAGCGGAAGATCCGGCCCCAGCGGACCGGGCCCTACCCGGACGCCAAAGGCGGGGCCGCGCCCGATCCCTACGGGGGCGGGCTGACCGGCCAGGACCTCGGGGCCCCGTCGACCGGCGAGCTAGGTCCCGCAACCTCCGGAACGTTCTCACTATAGGAGCGAGCCATGCCTTTCCCCCAGCGTTCCAGCAAGGGTGCCTCGGTCAAGCCTGAGAAGGCGAAGAAGATTCTGGAGGACGGCGAGGTGCGCGGGAACCCCTTGACCGGGAAGCAGAAGGGGTTCTTCGGGGCCCGGGCGGGCGGAGCGCCGGAGCCTCCCGCGATGCGGAATCCGCCGGGTCGCAAGCGGCGCGGCTGATGGGGGAAGATCGCTTCAGCCCGGTGGAACACCTACTCCGCGCAACCGGAGACCCGGGTATGGCCCACGAGGACTTCCGGATGGGCGTCGCGACTCCCGCGATGCCGTCTGTCCAGGAGTGGGAGGACATCCTGCGGCGGCTCGCTGCCTTGGTGGACCGGCTGGAGCAGGCAATCGAGAAGCTGGAGCTGGACGAGGTCGACGAGGAAGTGCTGCGCAATGATTGACCGCAAGCCCCTGGCCCACGTGCCGTCCATCATCCCCCAGGATGCGGTGGAGGAGAGCCGGGGCGTGTGGCGCTGGGACTTGAGTTCCGGGGCGCGGGTCATGGCCATCGGCGTCCAGGCCGACCCCCTCAAGGACTCCGAGGAGTGGTGGGAGTCCGTGCGCGAGACGATGCCGCCCTACGAGTTCCTGCGGGAGTACGGGCTGGACTTCGGGGTGTACGGCGGCAAGCCGGTGTTCCCGGAATACCAGGACCGGTACCACGCGGCCATCAAGCCGCTGGCCTACGTGCCCAACCGGCCCCTGATCCGGGGCTGGGACGTGCCGGGGCCGGTGGGGGTGGCATGGGTTCAACGGGTTCCTATGAAGGCGGTCGGGCCGATCGCCTCCGCCTACGACGGGATCTCGCGGATCCACATCCTGGCCGAGTTCCTGATGGACGGGTCCGTGGAGGAGACCGGGCGGCAGGTCCAGGCCCTGACCAAGGAGCTGTTCCCGGGAGCCACGGACGTCATCGACATCTGCGACCCGGCGGCCTTTGACCGGCGGGCCAACGACGTCCAGTCCTGCGCGGACGTGTTGCGCCGTCATTGCGGGATCCACATGCGCCCCGGGCCCCGGACCGTGACCGAGCGCTTGGAGCCCACGCGGCGGGCCTTGCTGGGCGTGGTCCCTAACATTCCTCCGTCCGAGCCTCCTGGTAAGCTGCTGATCGACCCGGGCTGCGCGAGGCTCAAGGAGGCCTTCCGGTCCGCGTACCATTACAAGAAGCTGCCGGGAGCGCAGGGCCGCTACCACGACATGCCCGAGAAGAACTGGGCCAGCCACCTGATGGACGCGGTTTGCGTGGCCATCGCCCGGATGGACGACTCCGAGGAAGCGGGCGTCAAGAACGAGCCGCTGGACTTCACGCACGCGCTGGGGGCCTATCCCTCGGTGGACCGGGCGCCGTGGCGACGCTGAAAGCGACGGAAGAGCGGGCCGCCCCGCCGGTCGGGTCCTCCGCCCACGGGAGGCTCGTGCAGCTGGTCAAGTCCCGGCGCACGATGTCCGAGCGGAACATGGCAAAGTTCCACCCGGAGTGGCGGAAGGCTGACCGGATCTACCGGCACTACGTGGACCCCGGCGAGCTGGACTCCCAGGGCAAGCGGCTGTACCCGTGGGCGCGGGACATCGTGGTTCCGCTGTCCTTCGCCATCGTGCAGACCCAGCTGGCGTGGGAGATGGCCGCGTTCACGCAGCGGACGCCCATCGTCCCGCTCGACGGGCTCTCCCCGGAGGACGTCAAGCCCGCGAAGGCGATGGAGCAGATCCTGCAGCACGAGTGGACTACCGACAAGATGTCCCTGGCCCTATACCAATGGCTCCTGGACCGGCGCCGGTACGGGATCGGGGTCCTCTGGATCAACTACGTGCGCGACGTGACGCGCCAGTACGTGGTGCGACCCGAGACGAAGGAGTTTACGATCCTCGGGGTGACCCTCC